CTACCAAACATTAACGTAGTAAGATGCAAGTAGTAGACAGCGAAGGTTATTTAAAAGTCAAATTAGTCGGTGGGCCAGTAGGTCCATTTGTGCCGTATACAGGCGCCACTGCCAACGTTGACCTCGGTGAGTATGAGATAAAGGCCGGTCAGTTTACACTTGACACGTCACCAACAGGCACAGCTGTCGTTGGGACGACAAGATGGAACGACGCCATTGGATCTAGTGAGACCACTCTAAAAGGTGGATCGGTCATCCTAAAGAACGGTGTTGACTTGGTTGCTAGAGTGGTAAACAAGGTCACACCTAACACAACACTAACAAAGGCAGGCTATGCTGCTGTAAGGGTAAGCGGTGCCCAGGGTCAGCGACTAGCTGTTGCATACGCACAGGCTGATAGTGACGCAAATAGCGCCGACACAATTGGTTTAGTTACCGAGACAATCGCAACCAATCAAGAGGGGTTCATTATGACTGTTGGTCAGCTTGAGGGCGTCAATACAACTGGATCACTACAAGGCGAGACATGGGTTGACGGCAGTGTCCTTTACTTGTCTCCTACAATTCCAGGTGCTCTAACAAACATAAAGCCTAATGGGCTAACAGGTCACATTGTCGTGATGGGATACGTTGAATATGCTCACGCTATCAACGGCAAGATCTATGTGAAGATAATGAACGGATGGGAGCTCGACGAGCTTCATAATGTCTACATTAACCCAGCCACAATTGCTAACAATAACATCTTACAATACGACTCTGCTGATCAGCTGTGGAAAAATCAAGTACTAAACACAGGCATAACAATCGGCACAACTGCTATTGCTTCAGGTACAATAGGAAGGGTATTGTTTCAAGGTACGGGAAATGTGTTGCAGCAGAGTTCGTCTTTATTTTGGGACTCAACGAACAACCGCTTGGGGATTGGGACTGATACTCCAACACAAACATTAGAAGTAGTTAAGAATCAAAATGCCACTACAAAAATAAACATAAGTAATACAACTTCGGGAACTGCATCGAGTTCTGAATTAGCTTTAACAAGTGATTCAAGTGCGGGTTATTTTAATGTTGGGAAAATAAGTACAGCACAAAGCAACTATAAAATATTTGCACCAAAAGACGGAGTATTTTACAATGCAATAGGTGGGGATATATCAATATTAAATGATGCTTCGGGTGGTAAGATAAAATTTTCAGCGGGTCAAAGTGCAACTGCACAAATGACAATCGCCTCAACTGGCAACGTCCTAATAAACACAACAACCGATGCTGGCTTCAAGTTAGACGTCAATGGCCCTGCGAGAGTGGTAAATACTTTAAGGCTTGACACTGAGATAGTACCTTCCGCTTCAGCTTATACAAATGGCCCTTTGCTTAGCTTTGTTACAGCATCAGGTTGGGCATCGGGTAGGAGACCCGGTATATCATTTTGGGGACAAGGAAATTCAGGTATTTACTTTTACTATGATGGCGGGTTAAATTTTAGAGCAATAAATGATGCAGGTCAATCAATGACATTTGCAAGCACAGGCTTTGTAACTGCAAACCAACCTTGGACAATAAGTGGTTCTAATATTTCATATAGTACAGGCAACGTAGGTATTGGTACGAGTAGTCCCGCACAAAAGTTGGATGTAAACGGAAACACGCAAATAACGGGTAACTTAATTTTTCCCGCGGGAGAAAGATTAATCCAATACGGAACAAGTTCATTCTTTGCGGGTAGAGATGCTGCGGCAGTTTATTTAGCCTATGGATTTGGTGCACAAGAAACTCATATTGGTTCAGCAAGTACGGGTAATATTAGATTAAGAACAACTGCAAATGTAATTTTAGACCAAGGAACTTCCAAGTTATTAATAGGCACCACCACAGACGCAGGCTTTAGACTTGACGTTAACGGGAGTGCGAGGGTGAGTGGTGTTCTTACAATTGCAAATGCTTCAAGTAATATTTCGGGAGGTTCTTCGGGTCTTGCTTTAAATGCTACATATTTTACTGATTTTCAATTTGCTTCGGGTGGTAGATTACATAGGTTAGCAAGTAATCAGTTTGGCATTAATTCGTTTATTGGTAATAATATTGCAATAGGTTATGACCCAACGGGCTCAAGTCCTGCATCTGCTAAAATAGAACTAGGAGCAGGAACAGCAACAGCAGGAACTGCACCTTTAAAATTAAGAGCAGGAACAAACTTAACGACTCCCGAAAACGGAGCATTTGAATATGATGGCACAAACCTATATTTTACAGTAGGGGGCGTGCGAAAGACAGTAGTATTACTTTAAAACATAAATAATGGAAACAACAACACCACAAGGAGTAGCAATTGAACCAGTTGTATACCCACTTAACGCAGGAACGGCAACGCAAATGTCCGTATTAGTTCTTAACTTTACAACTGAGGCAACGACTTGCACAACGTACTGGCAGCTCCTAACGGAAGACGGAAAAGTAGTAGCAGATGACAACTACGATTTAACACCTGAGCAGTTCGCAGCATGGGGTACTGACAACAACGTAGTGAATGAGTATGTAGCTGAGGCTATCGGGGTTACAATTATTTCGTAACTTTGTGCTATGATAAAATTAAATGAAACTCAAATAAAGCAGATCGAGGCACTGATTGCCGAGATGCCAGGTAAATTCGCAATTGCGCTATTAAACGTTTTAAATGAAGCAGCTAACAATAATTCTGCTGACGCTAACGATGATAGCGTGCAGCCCGAGGACTAGATTTACTAGACTTATTACCAAACATCCAGAGTTAATAACTACTGACAGTGTCACCATTCACGACACCGTTAGAGTTGTTGTGCCTGAGGTTAAGGTAGACACAGTTGTGAAGGTGAATGATTTGCTAGATACCATCTTCTTAGAGAAAGAACAGCTCAAGGTAAAAGTATGGATGAAGGGCGATCAGGTTTTCATCGAAGGTAAGTGTGACACTGTATACGTAGAGCAGATAATTGAAAGGCGTATACCTGTTAGGTATTACGAGAAGACACCATGGTGGAAGAGGCTGCTAAATAACTTGTTGCCGATTTTAATTATCTTTGCTATAGTTTATTTTGTTTACCGATTTATCAAGAGATGATGCAAGAGTTGATTCAGTTTGGCATGGTTACAGCCATCGCTATTATAGGATATTTTTTAAAGATGGTACATTCAGATGTTCGTAAAAATACTGAGGATGCTGGAAAGCTCAAAGGCAAAATTGAGTTAGTAGAGCAGGAGTCACGTCTCAAATATCAGGCCATCCAAGAGCAGACTCAACTTGAAATCAAGAACTTGGCAAGAAGCGTAGCTGAACTATCAGACGCAGTAAAGCAACTAATAATTAATAGATAATGGATACAGTATCAACAGCACCTGACTTTGGTGTATTCTCACAACTATCTGAGTACGGTCCACTAGGACTCGTCGTATTGGCATTAGGCTATGTGGCCTGGTTATTCATCAAAAGACATTTAGACAACAAGTAATGTCATTCGGTCCATTTGAAGTATTAACGCAGTATGGTGTCCTAGGATTTGCAGTATTAGCACTTGGCTACCTATGTTGGATGTTCCTTAATCGTTTAATGCAGAGCGAGGACAATCTTAAGGCAAAGGTAAATGAGCTAGAGGGTGAGTATCGCGAGAAGCTTGACAGCAAGCTCACAGAGAGCACTGAGAGTTCCAAAAGTCTCAAGGAGATAGTTCTGATGTTCTTAAGTAAGAAATGAAACGTAAGCTCATCATTGTAGGCTCTCTATTTATTATACTTGTGGTAGCGCAAGTATTATCAAGCGGACACGGTCACGTTGTCGTAGTTGAGGATAACATACAGCTGACAGGGGAGAACAAGAAGCTAACGAAGAGCGTGAGCACATTAAAGGCGGCAAACAAGCAACTGACAGAAGACAAGGCCAATCTTGAGAATATGGTATCTGAGGTCATAGGAGACCTAGACAGCACCAAGTCGGTTGTAAAAGATATTAAAAAAGAACTAGATAATGAAAAAGATATTGTTCGTAGTCAGTCTACTGGTAAGCAATTTGAGTTTCAGCCAATCACGTTACCCACTTCAGACGGTAATTGATGGCGATTCAGTTGTCATACTAACCAAGCCACAGGCTGATACCATAAACGCAATATTCGAAAATCAGAAGGCTAGGATTGCAAGATTTAAGTCCGATGTAAAGACAAAGGACTCTATTATATCAGTTAGGGATACAGTGCTTATGTTCTACAGCCAACAGGTCGTTCAGTACAGAAACGTGATTGATCTACAGATTGTGCGTGAAGATAAGTTAGACACCATACGTCAGTGGCTTGAGAAGAGAGCAATTGAGGGCGCTTGGATATACTACTCATATATCAACAATGAGATAGTAGCCGTAGACCTCTCTGACTATGTTGTAAGGAAGGATGACTATACGGGTGATATAATGTTCTTTAAGAGAACAGAAGACTGCCCTGCTGACGATAAACAAAAAGAACCGCCTGTTGGTTGGCACTACGATGTGGTAAAACCAAAAAGACCTAAACTAAATATTTTTAAACTATGAAAAAGTTTTTTAGAGAGTTAATCTCAGACGATAATCAAATTAACGAGCAGGCCTTTGTTGGTGTTATCTCGTTTTTCGCAATGGTGTTTGTCTTAT